CCTACCGACCGCCGCTGTTATGAAGTCGTTGGTAAGCAATTCGCTAATCGAAGGCGCGCCATCCGCCGAATGGTGGGCAAAGCAAAGCGACGACATGGCCTTCAAATTCGCTGCTCAGGTACGGCAAGGAATTGCGCAGGGCGAGACGATGCAGCAGATCGTCCGCCGGATTGCCGGGTCAACAAAGCTTGGCATACCTGGTATTTTTGAAGTTTCACAGAAGAACTCGTTTGCGCTTGTGCATACCTCTGTCATGCAGGTGTCCGCGGATGCTCGCCTTGCCACTTACAAGGCCAACAGCGATGTCATCAAGGGCGTGCGTCAAATTTCAGTTATGGATGGCCATGCCACCCCGACCTGTGTTGCTTATTCAGGCGGTGAATGGGACTTGAATGGAAATCCCATCAATGGAACAACACTGCCGTTTAATGGCGGGCCTCCGCGTCATTGGGGTTGCCGAAGCGTGCTGACCTCGATCACAAAGACGTTTAAGGAATTGGGGATCAAGGGCCTGCCTGAATTGCCGGACACGGGCGAACGGGCCTCCGACTTAGGGCCGATTGACCGCAAGACGACAATGGATCAGTTTTTAAAAATGCACGATACGGAATGGCAGGATGAAATGCTCGGCAAGGGGAAGGCTAAGCTTTGGAGGGACGGGAAAATCACGCTCCAACAATTAGTGTCAGGTGAAGGAAGGGAATTATCGCTCGCTCAATTGAAGGCTTTGGCGGCAAAGTGAAAAAGTTCTTGACATGGCCATTTTTGGTGGTAAAATTCAAAACAAAGGATGGTGAGGCCATCCGCAACGGGGTAAAGCCCCACAGGAGGAGGTAGAAATGGCAGTAGATTTAAAAGACGCAGAGGTACAAGCGGCAATTAAATCGGCGGTAGATGAAGCAATAACAGAAGCGACGGCAGGCCTTGTAGCAAAAAACAAGGAGCTTTTAGGGAAACTTAAAATCGCACAACGAGATTCACAAATTGATCCCGCCGAACATGCCGCATTGCAATCGGAGCTTGAAGGCACGCAGGCAAAACTTGCAGAGGCGACAAAGGCATTGAAGGCGGCGACATCCGAGGCTGAAAAAGTCAAGAAATCCTATGAGAGCGAATCACAGCTTACTCACAAGCTTCTTGTTGATAACGGTCTTACTGATACCTTAACGAAATCAGGCGTGACGAACCCCGTTCATTTACGTGCCGCGAAAGCCATGCTGTCCGGGCAAGTCCAGTTGGTCACTGATGGTGATAACCGGATTGCCAAAGTAGACGACAAGCCTCTTGCTGATTATGTTAGCGAGTGGGCAAAGAGCGAGGAAGGCAAGTATTTCGTGGCAGCTCAGCAGAACACCGGCGGAGGGGCAACGGGAGGCGGTGCAACAGGTGCCGGGGCGAAAACATTGACCAGAACGTCCTTCGACGGTCTTGATGCCATCGCTAAGGTCAAATTTATTGCCGAAGGCGGCAATGTGACAGACACAGTATAAACAGTTCGTTCTTTTAAAAATATGAGATAGTGGTCGGACGCAAGGCGCACCGATCTTAACGGCAAAGCCGAACCCAAAGGGTTACATGACCTTAAGGGTTCGGCTTTTTTTTGTTTAAAATACACTTTTAAAAAGGAGAAAATATCATGCCATCAACACCGAACACTTTAACAAATCTTATTCCGACTTTGTACGAGGCTCTTGACGTTGTGTCGAGAGAACTGGTGGGTTTAATCCCCTCCGTAACCAGAGACAGCCAGCTTGCACGCGCGGCTATCGGCCAGACTGTTCGCAGCCCCGTAGCGCCGGCTGCTACTGCCGGAGATGTGGCCGCCAACACAACCCCGCCCGATGATGGGCAACAGACCATTGGCAACATATCGCTTGCCATTACTAAATCGCGCTATACGCCTGTCCGTTGGCAGGGCGAGGAATCCATGCAGATGAACAGCGCCGGCGGTATTGGCGTTCGCACCCTGATGCGAGATCAGTTTGCACAGGGCATGAGAACGCTGTGCAACGAGATCGAGGCAGACTTGGCAGGCTTGTATCTGTCCGCGTCGCGGGCGGTAGCACCGAATGACACTTCCATCTTCAAAACCAACCTGGCCGATGCCGCCTACATCCGCAAAGTTTTGGTGGACAATGGCGCACCGACATCTGAACTCAAATTGGTTGTGGGCACTACCGAAGGCGCGGCCTTGCGTTCGCAGGCGACCATTCTTACCGTCGTCCCGTCCGCGCAGGACATGGCGACACAGGGCGTTCTTATCAATGCAGCCGGTTTTCAAATTCGAGAGTCCGCGCAGATTAAAGAACCGGCGATAGGCACAGAAGCCAATGCGACGGTGGACACGTCAGCTTATGCAGTCGGCGACACGTCAATTACGCTGGCCGCCATCGGCACGGGCACCATCGTTGCCGGTGATCTTCTTCTTATTGCCGGTGATACGAATTATTATGTTGTAAAAACTGGTGCAGCGGCTGTATCCGGCGCGACCATCGTTATTGCTGAACCCGGCCTGCGTGTAGCGATTGCCGGATCTGCTTCTCCGGCCATCTCGGTTTACAAAAAGTCGAACCGCAATATGGCATTCGCGCGTTCGGCCATCGTTCTGGCTACTCGTATGCCTGCGCTCCCCGAAGGCGGCGACATGGGCGTTGACCGCACCACGATTACCGATCCCCGTAGCGGCCTTAGCTTTGAAGTATCCAAGTATCTGCAATACAGACAAGTCCGCTACGAAATAGCGGTTGCCTGGGGCGTGGCCGTCACAAAAGCGGAACATTTAGCGATTTTAGCTGGTTAATTAACGCGACGGGCGGCCTGAAACATGGCCGTCCATTGCCTTACAATGGGGGCAATTATGGGGACATTTATCAATATAAACGGACAAATGCGTGAACTTGTGAGGGTCAAATCCGACAATCCTACACATGCCGGATATTACACGACATACCGGGATCAAATGAAACCGGGTGAAGAAGAATACTTTGAAGCAGAAGTATTCGAAATGGAGGGCGAACCTGGTTCCGGTATTCAGGTTGATCCCGGGGATCCACCTATAAAACCAATTAAGCAAATTAGAAGGAGCAGAAAACAATGAATGCGAATGAAAAGCAGACATTACATCTCCCCGCTGGGCAGGTCTTGTCAATAGCCGCAGCCTCCGGCGCGAGTGGATCGGCCATTCGATTGGCAAAATTGCCTGGCGGTGGGGATGCTCAAAGTATAACGGCTATCACTACCGGGGCGACATTTACTTTCGGCCCTTATGCAGAGACAGAACGCTTTGAAATTATCTGCACGGTAGGGGCACTTACCATAACCACAGAACCATGGGATCCGGCAGAAGCTCTTGCAGCAAAGGCAAACAAAGTGCCTGCAAGTCCAAATCCTGAAGGTTATTTTGCTGAACTTGATGCAGATGGAGACTTGGTTAAATCAACAAAGAAACCAGAAGATATTGTATAGGAGTAGAATATGTTACTCACCGAAGATGGATCAATCGTGTCTGGCGCAGAAAGCTATATCTCAGTGGAGGATGCCTCCGCATATCACGCGGCGCGAGGCAATGCGGCATGGGCTGCTCTGGCAACTGATACCATCCGAGAGCAATGCCTCCGCAAAGGCACAGACTTTATGCGGCAGGCATATCGCTCCAGATGGCAGGGGGTCAAGGTTGATGAAGACCAGGCTCTTGACTGGCCGCGGTATGATGTTGTTGTTGATGGCTATACCGTTGACTCCGATATTGTGCCGGCAGAGGTCAAGAATGCCTGCGCTGAGTTAGCTCTTCGGGCGTCCGAGGGTGATTTGCTGGCCGACCAGTCGCAGGGTGTTATACGCGAGAAAGTTGGGCAGATTGAAGTGGAGTATGACAGAAGCAGTCCGCAGCAGGCGAGGTATTCTGCCATAGATGCGATGCTTTCACCTTACCTGTTGGCAGGGGGAAGCGGCACATCAATGAGGATCATAAGGACATGAACAGATGGAATGAATTAAATGCCGGCGAGTTAGAACCTCCGGCGATTTTGCAGCACGATGTTATTGGCACAGAACACCTTATATGGGTTTGGACAGGTGAAAAAATTATAGGCCCGTTATCGCGCAATAAATACGATGAGGCAGCTATTTTTGCCGACATTGAGACAATCATGCAAGAAGAACAAAACTTACCAATAGGTGCAGAATAAATGTCTAACAAATATGCAGTAATATCCGGGTTATGGTCTGATATAGCTGTTTGGTCAGATACAGATGGTGGAGCAGGTGGAGCAGCAGTCCCCGCTGACGGAGATGCTGTATTTATTTCTGCCGGTATAAATGTTCAGATGGATGTTGATTTATCTGCCTATACTGGTTTGCAAACTGTTACTATCAGGGGTGGAGACACTCCTGGAATGCTGTATTATAAGGCCGGTGCATCTGGTTACCTCAAAATCCGTACTGGGTATAATTTAGTTGGTGCTTCTGGGGCAAATAAGGGCAGGTTGCTTGCTAACTCAGACGGTGTGTGGGGCAATACAGGAGAGCTTGCGTATGCTGATAAAGCAATTATCGATTTACAGGGGACGGCCAAAGTCAATGCCCAGTATTTGGATATTGCGCTATATTGTACGCAACCAATATACAAATCAGTTCGCACTTATGGCACTAAATATGATTTCACCGCAAGTGGATCAACAGTTGATATTGTAAATAATACGATAGATTTAGGAACTACTCCTCCCGCAGCCGGTACGGCTGTTATGATTACAACTTCGATAGGCACACTTCCGGGCGGATTATTGGAAGATACGATATATTATGTGCGTGCCGTTAGCGGTAATACCTGTAAACTGGCTACTTATAATTCCGATAGCTGCATTGTAGATATTACCAGTGTTGGAAGTGGAACATGCACATTGTTTACTGGCCATACCAATACTGCTACCGCAACTATTAAAGTGCTTGATGATGTAACCGGAGATTCGTGTTGGTCTACAACTACTGGACATAATAGAGTAGTATTGGTTAATTACAATAACGACATACAGCGATTACAGTTATCAAATATCACATCATCGGAGATTACACTATCAGCAAACGTCGATTCAGTCCAAAATCCGGGGGCAAGAATATGGTTGATTAGCCGTAATGTGTCCATCCGTTTCAATGGAAGCCAGTCTATAATAGATTACTCGTCGGCTACAACTAGTAGCGGAACATTCCAATGCGAAATTGTTAATACCGCTGCAACTCTGTCTGGCAATGGAATCAACTCTGGTTCCGGCCACACCGTCAGTGGTTCAATCAGCGGATGCAGCAATGGAATCATCTATGGTTCCGGCCACACCGTCAGTGGTACAATCAGCGGATGCAGCAATGGAATCAACTCTGGTTCCGGCCACACCGTCAGTGGTACAATCAGCGGATGCAACAGTGGAA